CTGAAAAAATATCAATTATAAATGAAGAAATAGAAAGTATAACCAAAGAAATAGAAAGTATAAATGAAGAAATAGAAAATATAACTGAAAAAATATCAAGTATAACTGAAGAAATAGAAAGTATAACTGAAGAAATAGAAAGTATAAATGAAGAAATTAAAATTCAGTCTAATATTGTAATAAATCTTGAAAATCAAGTACAACAATACTCTAAAATTATAAATGAAGGGTTCGTTGAATTTGTAGAAAGCGAAATGCCTGTTATAATAAATGGTCAAACTATTGAATTATCTTATTCTTTGCTTGAAGGTAAAGTTTATCAAAATTGGAATATTGAAGTTGATAAAAAATATTATGATAATGAGATCGAAGTTTTGAAAAAAAATCTTGAATCTTCGGATTATAAGATCATTAAATGCTATGAAAGTAATCTTTTGGGTGTTACATTGCCCTATGACATTAATGAATTAATAATCGAAAGACAGGCTATCAGAGATGAAATTAATTTACTTCAGCTTATTATAGATGACTTATGATTTTTTTATTCGATATCGTATTACAGTGATACTCTTTCAAGTACTTTTGATTATTGAAATTACTAAATAATTAAAGAGAAATGCAAGACACATTTTATTCATCGTTTGCAAAAGCATTAAAATGTTTGGTTAACGATACTTATGCCATATTCGTTGGTGCAATTGTAAGTTTTTTTGGGTATCTGTTACCGGTTAGAAATATAGTTCACCTGCTTTTGGCTTTTTTTATTGCTGATGTAGTATTTGGTTATTGGGCTGCTAGAAAAATACGAAAGGAACGATTTTCAGTAAAAATAATTTGGGAACATACGATACCAAGAATGCTGATTTCAATAGTACTAATTACAGGTGCTTTCATGTGGGATGAAGTATATAAACAAGATATTGTTTCGACCTACAAAGTGATCGGTTGGTTCATATCAGGCGTTCTGCTTTACTCAATTGCCGATAATGGGTATCAAATAACAAAATGGTCAATATTCCCTAAGATTGGAAACATGATCCAGGAGAACGTAAAAAAGACAACAGGAGTTGATGTAGAAGAAATCGAAAACGAAAAAAAATGAATTACGATTATTTAAAAAATGTAACCTCACCACAAATTTTAGTACAAGCGCTTAGGCTTATAGGTACAAAGGAAATTATCGGTTCAATCCATAGCACAATCATTCTAGGATGGGCAAAGGATCTAGGAATTGAAAAAATCTATACCAACGACGAAATTGCGTGGTGTGGTTTATTTATAGCCATAGTTTGTAAACGTGCAAACGTAGAAAGTGGTTTGACAGCAACTGAATCTCTTTGGGCATTAAATTGGAATAAGTTCGGAACTAAACAAGAGAAAGCAATGCTAGGTGACATCTTAACTTTCAAGCGGAACGGTGGTGGCCATGTTGGAATCTATGTCGGTGAGGACAAAACTTGCTATCATGTTCTTGGTGGGAACCAATCTAATTCGGTTTGCATTACTAGAATCGAAAAACAAAGATGCGCTGGAATAAGAAGAACAGCTTGGAAAATTGCACAACCAGAAAACGTAAAAGCTATCGCAGTAAATTCAAACGGATTTATTTCAAAAAACGAAGCATAAAAACAACAATTAAACCCTTAAAACAAAAACCATTATGAAACTTAAAATTTTTCTTGCCCAAATATTGGGATTTCTTTCAGGACTTTGGAAAAAAGCAACTGACGAAGTAAAACAATTTGCACCTATTGCCATTAGTGCAGTAAACGTTCTTAAAACGGTGAACGAATCTTTTGCCGGTGATATTATTGAAACAGTAATTGCTTCGATAATTCCAGGCAAAGCAGACGATTTGGCTATTAAAATACTACGGGAAAAAATGAAATTAATTTTGCCGAAAGTAATTATACAACTAAACTTTGCCAATACGATTTCACAAATACAAGATCCTAACGAACAGTTGAAATCAGTTTTATCGGCAATAAACCTATCTAGCGATGAAGCCAAAAATGTATTCTATCATGGCTTGTCAACTCTTATTCTGCAAAGTCTTTCTGATGGAAAATTGACCTGGACTGAATCGGTTCAGATCTCTGAATACTATTACACGAACATATATAAAAAATAAGACTTATATTTGCACGGTTGCTTGGACGGAGTTGCGGCTGAAAAAGCAACCAGATTTCCACTGATTTCGGTCAGTGGATTTCGTGCAAAGTGTTCAAAGTGGTACCATAGTAGTACCGTCTAAAAATAATGTTCTTGTAATCTATTAAACTAGAACCCGATACACGGTTCAGACCGTATAATTCATAATCATGAGGTCGCGAGTTCAATTCTCGCTATCGCTACAACAAAAACACCCCGTAAGACATTGATACTTACGGGGTGTTTTATTTATTTCACTTATAAGTGAAATTTTATGTTTTGCAAATAAAGCCAAAAATACATACGTTTCTATCACCATGTAGCACGATTGTAGTTCAAAATGGCGACATTTAAAATTTGAGGATCTTAAAGCAAAGAAGCTTGGACATAGGATTGAAATGTACTCGGTAAAGGAATTGGCTGAATACTTCAAGAATGAAACCAAACCTGGATCCAGATTGAAACAGTTTCAAAGACATGCAACAGGGCTAACTACCTAACAACCGAAGAACGCAAAACTGCGTAAAATAAAAAAAAATAAAAATTTAACACATAATTGTATATACTTACTCAATAAAAGTGTATCTTTGCATCACAGTAATACATAAAAATAACATTAACCGCAACATAATGAAATACAAAATCACAATAACTCAATTAAATAGCAAGGGCAATGAACAAATAATAGATGTTCGTATTTGTGACACAAGAGATGAAGCAGAGCAGTTCATAAAAGACTGTAAAGCACTTCCAAAAGAGTACAGGCCAAAAGCAAAAGCACCTACATGCTTTTACGAAAAAACATTAATATAATTTAATACAAAAACTTTTAACCGCAACATTATGAAACAAGTAAAATTAGAAAGTATCAGCCTTGTAAACTTTAGAGGGCATAAAGAATTAACTGTAAAACTAGAGCAGGAAACAATTATCTCGGGCAAAAATGCCACAGGAAAATCAACTGTATTCGATTCATTTGTCTGGATGCTATTCGGAAAAGATCAGTTCGATAGAAAGGATTACGAAATCATTCCTACGATTCAAGGAAAACGCCTTGACCGTGTTGATTCCGAAGTAAGTGCAATTATTAATATCGATGGTGCGAACACTACATTTAAACGTGTACTTCACCAAAAGTGGACACGCAAAAGAGGAACAGCCGAAGAGGTTTTTGACGGTTGTGAAACATTGTACTATATAAATGATGTACCTAAAAAAGCAAGTGAGTACAAAGCATTCGTTGATACCATAGCAGACGAATCAGTTTTTAAGCTGATAACAAATCCTTCATCTTTTCTTGCCTTACACTGGACAAAACAACGTGAATTTCTTTTTCAAATAGCAGGAACTGTAAGCGATACCGAAATAGCAAATTCAAATCCTGTTTTCGCTTCGCTTCTGGAATTACTAGATGGCAAATCATTAGTTGACTTTAAAAAGGAACTTTCAGCACGCAAGAAAAAATTGAAAGACGATCTTGAAAACATTCAACCAAGGATTGATCAGACTGCTAAATTAATGCCGGAGCAAAAAGACTTCCAAAGCATTGAAACAGAAATAAATCTTACTGAAGATTTTATTACAGCTATTGATTTACAGATCTCAGACAAGGCAAAAGCAATTAGCAATCAATATGAAGAGATCCAAGAAGTACAAAAGCGGATTAATTGGCTTAAAACCAAACAGCAGGAAGTTGTTAATTCAGCAACTACAAAAGCCAATCAGGATTCATTTGAAGAAACACAAAAACGTAGGGATCTTGATAACAAGATCAAGGATTCTAAGGCAGACTTTGTTATTGAAAAAGCAAACATTACGTTAGCAGAAACGAAGCTTGAAAATCAAAAAAATGAATTAGCTGTAAAAAATAAAGAGGTTACAAATCTTCGCTCAGATTGGACAACAGAAAGTGCAAAGGAATTAACATTCAACGATAATGACTTTCACTGTCCTACATGTAAACGTGAATTTGAATCAGGTAATGTTGAAGCAAAGAAAGCCGAATTGATAACTAACTTCAAAAATGACAAGGCTAGAAAATTGTCCGATATTAATACAAAAGGCGGTAAAGTTTCAGACGAAATTAAAGCCCTTAATTTAGAAATCTCAAGCACTGAGAAACTCATTTCTGACTATTCATTATTGGCTGAAAATAGCAAGAGTACAATTACAAGCCTAACAGAAAAGCTGAAAGACTTTCATACGATAGAACCTGTAAACATTATCGCTTCCGAGCTTACAGAGTGGCAAGATCTTAACAAGCAGATCAACGTTCTTGAATCAGGTATTTCAGAAGTGAAGCCAGTAGATAATGCAGAACTAAACAGCCAAAAAGCTGAACTGGTTTTAAAGCGTGACCAACTGAAAAAAGAACTTTCAGAAAAGGATCTTATTTCAAAATACAAACAAGAAATTCAAAACCTTGAAAAACAAGGCTCGGAATTAGCACAAAAAATTGCAGACTGTGAAAAACAGGAATTCACTATTGACGATTTCAATCGCATCAAGATTGAAGAGTGTGATCGTAGAGTAAACGAACTTTTCAAAATAGTAAAATTCCAACTATTCGACAAGACAAACGAGGGCAATGAGTTCGAAGCTTGTATTCCAACAAATAAAGTAGGTGTACCTATTGCCGCCACCAATACAGCAGAAAGGATTAATGCAGGGATTGATATAATCAATTCGCTATCGAAGTTCTACAACGTAGCTGCTCCAATATTCATTGATTCAGCAGAATCAGTAAACAGTTTTATAGAAACCAAAGCACAAACGGTTCACCTAGTAGTTACCACTGAACCTTCATTAACAATTAAATAATTATTCACTTTTTTAAACAATCCGCAACAATGGAAAACAAAACAAGCACCGCAGTATCAACAGTCAAAAACGACATTTCTGCACAAGTATTATCTAAGATTGATGCCTTTCAAAAGTCAGGCGAATTAACCCTTCCAAAAGGGTATAATGCCGAGAACGCATTAAAATCAGCCTACATTATTTTATCGGATCCTAAGAACAACATTTTGGCTAAATGCGACAAATCGTCCGTAGCCGAAGCACTATTGAAAATGGTAGTGTACGGGGTTTCACCTATCAAGAAGCAATGTTACTTTATTCCATACGGTGAAAAGTTAGAGTGCTCAATATCTTACGCAGGGAATATCGCCATAGCAAAAAGATATGGAAACCTTAAAACAATCAAAGGCAACGCCATTTTTGAAGGTGATACCTTCGAGTTTGAAGTGGACCAAACTACAGGCCATAGAAAGATTATCAAACACACTCAAACTCTTGAAAGTGTAGGTTCAAACAAGATCAAAGGGGCTTATGCTGTTTTTGAATTAAATGACGGTTCTGTAGACGTTGAAGTAATGAGCATAAATCAAATCCAAATGGCTTGGAATCAAGGTGGATCAAAAGGGAACTCACCAGCCCATAAGAATTTTGCAGATCAGATGGCAATCAAAACCGTACTAAACAGGGCTTGTAAATTGCTGATCAGTAGTTCAGACGATTCCGTTCTTTATGATCCTTTGGAAGAGGACACTTTCATTGACGTAACTAGCGAAAACGTAAAGCACGAAATTAAAACTCATGCCAATAAAGAGATCATCGACATTGAAGTTGAAGATTCGGAAACTTTTTCAAATCAAATTCCTTTAATGGAACCAACGGCAGAACTATTTGACAACAACGGAGCTGCTCCTGCATCAAAGCCAGGATTCTAAGGATATGAAAGTGAGCAAAAACATATCCAAAGGCGAATTAATTGTAAACCCGAGCGAGATAGTTGATCTCGCTCTTAAAGGAAAATCGATAGTAATTGGACGAAGCCAATTTTTAATGGTACGACCTGCTGCTTTTATACAAAATTGGACATTGAAAGAATGTAGTAATTGGCAATTTTATTATTCAGTAAAAAAATGATTTTATCAATCCTTGGAAGTTCAAGTAATGGAAATTGCTACATCATTCAAAATGAAACCGAAGCACTCGTTATCGAGTGCGGGGTTTCTTTTAAAGACGTGAAATATGCTTTGGATTTCAATATCAGTAAGGTGGTTGGGGCATTAGTAAGTCACGAACATGGGGATCATGCAAAGTACATAAATGACTTTCTTGAAGCTAGGATTCCTGTTTATATGTCAGCAGGAACTCTTTCGAAATTAAATTTAAAAAGCCGTTTTCAGCCAAGTGTAATTTTCGAAAAAATAAAGATTGGAAATTTTACAGTAGTGCCTTTCAAAGTGAAACACGATGCAGCCGAGCCGATAGGTTTTTTTATAAATCACGCAGTTACAGGGAACGTTCTTTTTGCTACAGATACATATTTTTTACCTAACAGGTTTGCCAATCTCAATAACATTCTGATTGAAGCAAATTACAGTACGGAACTTTTGAAAAGAAACATTGAAGCCGGTAGGATCCCGAAGATGCTTCAAGACAGAACACTTCAAAGTCACATGTCTTACGAAACTTGTAAAGAAGCCCTTTTGGCAAACGATTTAAGCAAAGTGAATAATATTATACTGATTCACTTATCTAACGGAAACAGCAATGCAGACGAGTTTAAAAACGATTTGTATAAGGCTACAGGAAAGACAATACATATTGCAGATTCAGGAATGCAGATTCCTTTTCTAAAAACTCCATTTTAGTAATGGAAAATAAAAATAGTAATACACAGAATGTAAAGCAATTATGTTTTACCTTTGTACCACAGTAATACAAATAGCGGTAAATGATACCGCTATTATTTAACCCGATTTAGTAAAGAAATTAAAAAGAAAAAATTATGATAACAAAACTAGAAGCCACAGTAAAAGCAAACAGGCTATTATTAAACTACACACACGATCAATTATCGGCCAAGCTAGGTATTACAAAACCAACATTATATGCTCGCCTTGCAAAGCATAATTGGAAGCTTGGGGAATTATCGTTAATAGAAAAACTGTAACATAATGGCCAGACCCGAAAGAAACAACGTTGATTATTTTCCTTTTATATGTGAGGAAGGTAACAAGATGTTTTACATAGAGGAAACTTACGGGAACGATGGATTTGCAACATTTGTAAAGCTGCTCCGAGAATTGGCAAAAGCGAATCATCATTTTTTGGATTTGTCAAAACCAACAACCGTAATGTTTTTGAGCGCAAAATGTAAAGTAAGTAAAGAAGTGCTTTTATCAATCATCAAAGATCTTGTAGATCTAGGAAAATTTGATTCAGTTCTTTGGAAAGAAAACAGCATCGTTTGGTGTCAAGATTTTGTAGAAAGTATTCAAGATGCGTACAAGAAGCGAAATAATAAATGTATCACTTATGAGGGTTTACTCACCCTTTTATTGAGTTTAGGGGTGAGAAAACAGGGTTTATTACCTCAAAACGATACCCATAACACACAAAGTAAAGTAAAGTATAGTAAAGTAAATGAAATTAAAGAAAATATAGATGCCAGAAAATTAAAATTTTCTTCCACACTCCAACCTTTTTTAAATTCTTACGGTAAAGATTTTTTAAATGATTTTTATAAATACTGGACCGAGCCAAATAAATCAAAAACAAAATTCCGCCAAGAATTAGAAAAAACTTGGGATCTCGAAAGACGATTGACCACCTGGGCTAAAAATGACAGTAATTTCAAAAAGCCAGTAAGTAATTCAAAAGCAGTTTTAGAACCCTACAAAGATTCAGATATATGGCCACAGCAATAGAATTAATTTTGAAACAAATAAGCGACAAAGGTTTATTTCAAAAAATTACTAGATTCCCATACCTTCCTTTCAACATGAATGTCGCTTTATCAGTAGTTGAAGCAATTGGAAAAGAAAGAAACCCAAAGTTCAGAATCGACAACGAAAACCGATTCTTATACGAAAACCTTATTCGTTGGGTACATGCAGATCCAGAGTTTAAATGTATTGATCCTTTTTCCAAGAAAATTATTAACGGAAGGCTTGACAAAGGAATTTACCTTACAGGCAATACAGGTTCCGGTAAGTCTTGGGCGATTGAAATCATGTCAGCATACTCTACAATCGACAATGTTGTATTCGGTGTAGTAGGATCTAAAAAACAACTTCATTGGCCTTCAATACGTACCGATACGATATGCGAAGATTATGCAACTACAGGAAGCATTGAAAAATACAAAAAAATGTCAATAATAGGCATACAGGATCTAGGAGCAGAACCACCCGAATCACTTTTCATGGGAAACAGGCAGAACGTACTTCAACAGATCCTAGAATCTAGGGGTGATCAAACGAACCTTTTGACAATAATTACTTCCAACCTTCCAATAAATCATGAAGCACTTACAAGGCGTTATCAAGACAGGGTGGCAAGCAGACTAAATGAAATGTGTAACTATTTTGAACTAACAGGAAATGACCGAAGAAAATCTTAACCAGGAAATTACAAAAGCATACATATCGGGCAAGAATACAGGAATTGCCTTTGAACACGTTGAAAAGAAATTTCAAATTGCTGAATCATTTTTGAAAAGTATTGGAATGGTTCCAGTTAATCCTTTAAATAATGGCCTTGACGAAAGTCATTCTAAACAAGAACACCTTCTCAAAGATATTCAGCTTTTATTAAGTTCAAATACAATTTTTATACTCGAAAATTGGTCAGATTCTAAGCAGTCAAGAATAGAAATGAAAATTGCCGAAGAGTACGGTATGCAGATCATGTTCGAATCAAGTGCTTATAAAAGTGTCGGTCAAATTGAAAAATTAAAGAATGCAATATTTGATGTTATGGGATTGAAATTTGAAGACTTTACGAAAATGTCAAGAAAAAAAGAATTTTTCTATGCCAGGATGATCTTTATTAATCATTGCAGATTTTACGAAAATATGAATCTACATAAAATTGGAGATCTAGTAAATCGTGATCATACTACCGTAATGCACGGAATTAAAACATACAAAAACGATATTAAGTACAATGCTGAATTTCGTGAAATCATGGATCAAATCAATAAATTTTTAAATAAATAGTAATAAATAAAAAAAGAAAAATGAGCAAATTACTTTACGGAAGTTTAGACTTCACAAAACTGCTAGAATTAGCAAAATCAGGAAATAAAGCATTTTCAAGAGCCGAAAATGGTAAGATCTATTTGAACCTAAATGTTTGGATAAACGACGAAAAGGACAAGTTTGGCAATGATGCAAGTATGCAAACATCATTTAAGGATGCAACAAAAGACGAGAAGGTATATTTTGGAAATCTTAAAATAAGTGAGCAGCAGGCACCAAAACCACTTGAAGAAAACAATTCTGATATTCCAGAAGCAGACGACCTTCCATTTTAAATTATGATAAACAAACAAACAATCTTTGGGCAGGTACCAAGTAAATCTAATTGCTACCGTATTATCACTTTGAATGGCCATGGTAGTATGGCAAAAACTCCTGCCCTTCGAGCATACGAAAAAAGTTTTTACCTTCAATGCAACGTATATCGTAATAAGAACATAAAAGGATTCTTTGAACTTAATTTACACGTTTTCAATTCGTCACAACGTCCTGACCTGGACAATGCTTTTAAGTCTATACTTGACTGTCTTCAATCTAGCAAGGCCATAGAAAACGATAGGAATTGTGTCAAGATAGTAGCCGAGAAGTTCGTCGATAAATTGAATCCAAGGATCGAGTTTGAAATTGTAGAAATAAAAAATATGTAAATTTTCTGACAAAAATGTATTTGTATTCAATATATGTGTATATTTGCCATGTATTACAGTGATACATTTAACAAAAACCGCAAGAAAATGAAAGCAAATATCGAATTAATCAATTCAAGTATCGAGTTAAAAAAGAACAACGGAATAATGGGCTACAACTTTTACGAGTGGATCCTACAGATTAAGAAAGACATTTTCCCCGATTTATCTCTTATCGAGATCTGGAAACAAGTAACAATTCAATCAATATAAACCACCACTAAAAATTAGAAATTATGACAACTGTAAAAACACAAAATTTATCAACTGAAGCACAAAATTTATTCATTGAATTAGTAAAGATCAATTTAACTTCATTTGAAAAAGTGAATTTTAATATGCTTTCAAATACAATAAAATTTTATTCTGAATTAATTCCTTTCAATACTGTTTCAGAAAATTATTTGATAACATTATGCCACAACAAAGGCATTAAAATTAAAAACTAAAATAATCAATCTGGGGTGCGACAGAACAACGCACTTTTTTTTAACAAATAACCACATAAAACCGCAACATTATGTCAACAAAAGCAAAATTATTTTTAACAGATTACGCAAGCTACAACGAAGGAAAACAATTTGAATACGGCCATTGGGTTGAATTAAACGACTTTTTAGACGTTGATGATTTTAACGAATATGTAAACACTCACTTTACAGAAAGAGTAGGTGTAACAGACTACGAACCAATGTACACCGATTTTGAAGGCTTCTCAGATTTCTTATACAGTGAATCTCTAAGCGATCAAGATCTTGAAAAGATTTTCAAGTATATCGAAATTGGCTACGAAGATTTGGATGATGATGATAAAATAAAACTTTGGAATGAGTACTGTTCTGCAAATAATTATGATGACGAAATCTATGAATTCGATAATGAATTTTTCAATACGTTCTTTTTAAATTCACCAATGGAAGCAGCAAGAGCAGCCGTATTTGGATCAGTAAACTGGTCACATGATTACATCACTTTTGATGGTTCTGGAAACTTAGAAAGTTTCAATAATGCTATTGATTCAATTGACGAAAATCTATTAATCGAATGGTTAATCGAAAATAAATAAGCTATGGAAAATGTAACATACCAAGTGTGGGTTGGTGACACTCTACTTATTTCAGATATAGATAAAAAAGTCGCAAAAGAAGTTTACGACAAAACACCAAGCGGAAAAGCAAAAGCACCTTCAAAAAGAAGGTGCTTTATTAAGTGTGAAACCATTGAAAAAGACTAAGCTATGAAAACTCAACTCGAATTTCAATTGGAAATTGTAGCAAAGTCAGGAATAAACATTGTAACGTGCGGAAATTGTGGTGACGTATTACTTCACGAAATAACAGATGAAGTAGTTACCTGCCCATACTGTGGGATTGAAAGCGATCCTTGTGACTTTCCAGACTTAAATTATTAATCTCAATAAACCGCAACAAATGAAATCAACAGAAAATTTTAAGAAAGTAATCAGCCAGCACCTAGAAGTCTTGGCAAAAAACGATCCTATCTTCGCTGAAACGCTAAAAAAGGAAAACAAAAACATAGATGACTGTATCACTTACATTTTGAATACAGTTCAGAAAAGTGGATCAAATGGATTCGAGGACGAAGAGATCTTTGGAATGGCAATTCACTATTATGACGAAGATAGTCTTGAAGCAGGAACACCTGTAAATTGCAAAATAGTTACTAATCACAAGGTTGAACTAACAGCAGAGGACATTCAAGAAGCTAAACAGGAAGCAATAAAAAAAGTAATTGCCGAGGAAAAGGAGCGAATGAAAAAGAAAGCCACCCCGATCAAGAAAGACGACCAGAAAGCAGACTTTCAAGCTTCATTATTTTAATCAATGAAGCCTACAACAGTACTTCAAAAAAAGCTGGTTGAATTAAGTGCTCAACTGCCTACGATAACCGAGAAGCAGTCAGATTGGGCTTTCAAAAAGTGTTTTTACAATTATGCCACAAGTTTAAGAGATAATTTATATTGCCTTGAATGTGGCCATACTTGGAAAGATGAATCTAATAAAGCCGCAAGCACTTGTCCAAAATGTGAAAAAAAGTTGAGAATGTTCAACCATAATGGGAATTGTAGAAAAACCGAATATTTTTCTATTCTAACTACAAAAGAAAATTTTCAGATTCAAAGAGTGATAATGGTCCACAAGGACATGAAAAAGAAAACCCAGGCAAGACATAGTTTTGTTGAGGTTATTCAGCATTGGATTGGACTAGATGGCAAGAAAACAACGCTTTCTAAGTCTTGTTTCGGAATGTCAATGTATTACGATAATTGGAACTATTCAAGTGAATTAGAAATAAGAAGCCAATCAAACAGCAGTAATTTGCGCGATAATTTAGGTGGATCTACTATTTACCCAGAAAGAAAAGTATTGCCTGTACTGAAAAGAAACGGTTTCAAGGGCAAATTCTACGATATACCAATCTTCAGGTTATTCTCTATACTGATAGCGGATTCCGATGCAGAAACCTTCATAAAAACGAATCAGATCAGTTTATTGAAATACTACTCGGAAGCAAAAGGAAAAATTTCAGCTACTTGGATGCCACCTATTAAAATTTGCATACGAAATAACTACATAATCAAGGACATTTCAACCTGGATGGATTACGTACAGTTGCTTATTTATTTCAAAAAAGATCTTAGGAATTCAAAATATGTTTGTCCTGCCGATTTAAAATTGGAACACGACAGATTGGTAGCTAAAAAAAGAGCCATTCAGAAGCGTGAAAAATTGGAGCAAATAAGATCTGAAATCGAAACGGCACAAGTTCAGTATATTGAACAAAAACAGAAGTTCTTTGGATTACAGTTTTTGAGCAAAAATATAACGGTAAAGGTTATCGAAAGTGTACGAGAGTTTATGGACGAGGGTGATACTTTGAACCATTGTTTATTCACGAATGAGTATTACAAAAAGCATGATTCTCTTGTCCTTTCAGCAAGGATAAAGAACAAGCCTATTGAAACAGTTGAAGTTTCGCTAACAGATTTAAAAATAATCCAGGCACGTGGGCAAGGAAACAAAGCAACGAAATATCACAAAGAAATCGTAAACCTTGTAAACGAAAATCTACATAAAATTGGGGCTGTCTCTAAAAGGAAAAATAAAAAAAGGATAGCAATTTGAATTCATAACAAGTAATTTATAACTTTTCAAAGCCTGTATCACTCTGATACAGGCTTTTTTTTATATTTGACCAAATAATCGCAACATTATGATACCTAAACACTTCAAAGAATCAAATAGCGTTCTCGCCAAACCAGATGCGCTTACAGATTCAGAGTGTGAAAGCCTGTCTGTTTTCACAAATGGACGAGAGTGCATTTCACTTTGGAAACCTTCTCTGAAAGAAAGGATCTCGATACTGTTCTTCGGCAACGTTTGGCTTTCTATTCATTCTGGAACTACACAACCACCAGTATGGATTGACGCTAAAAAAACAATATTTATTAAACCTAAAAACCGCAAATAAAAATGAGCAAATCACAAGAAAAGAAAATATCGTCACTGATTCCCGATGATAAAAACATGAACAAACATAGTCAGTACGGTATGCACTTGCTTGAAAAGTCCATTTCCACTCTAGGGCTTGGGCGTTCTATTTTAGTGGATAAAAACAATCGTATCATCGGTGGTAACGGTGTAGCTGAAACAGCAGCAAGTCTAGGGCTTGAAGATTGTATTGTAGTAGAAACTACCGGAGATCAGTTAGTAGTCGTAAAGCGTACCGATGTAGATCTTGATTCTAAAATAGGAAGGGAACTCGCTTTGGCAGACAATGCAATTGCTCATGTCAATCTTGAATGGGATGTTGAAGCCGTACAGGAACTATCTGACCAATGGAATATAAAACCCGAAGATTGGGGTGTTGCTGAATTTGAAAGTGAGGACGAAGATGATGGAACAGGAGCAGGTCAAGACGGAGATCCTTACACTTCAAAAATAAAAGCACCGACATACGAAGTAAAAGGCGAAAAGCCCGAAACTGTTGAATTGTTGGATCAAGAAAAATCTTCGGAGTTGATCAAAAAAATAATGGCCGCAGATATAAGCAAGAAAGACAAAGACTTTTTACTGTATGCCGCCAACAGACACCTTGTTTTCAATTACGAAAAAATAGCTGATTTCTACGCTCATTCAGACGCAATTGTTCAAGAGTTAATGGAAGATTCAGCGCTAGTAATTATCGATTTTGATAAAGCTATTGCACAGGGCTACGTAAAACTTTCACAGGAAATGGGCGAACAATATAAAAACGAAGATGAAGATGATGAAGAATAATGATTTCGTGGCATTTATCCTTACGCATGGAAGGCCAAACACTGTTGTAACATACGACAGGTTGAAAAGATCTGGATATACAGGACGGATTATTTTTGTAATAGACAACGAGGACAAAACAGCAGACGAGTACTATAAAAACTTCGGGGATCAAGTAGTTATGTTCGACAAAGCTGCAATTGCAAAAACCTTCGACAATGCTGACAACTTCAACGACAGAAGGGCAATCATTTACGCAAGAAATGCCTGCTTTCAAATAGCAAAGGATCTCGGCATAAAATACTTCATTCAACTAGATGATGATTACACCGAATTTCAATATCGCTTCGACAACAATCTTGACTACAAATACAAACAGATAAAAAACCTTGATGCCATTTTTGACATCATGCTCGATTACTACATAAGCATTCCAGCAAAAAGCATAGCACTTTCACAAGGTGGTGACTTTATTGGTGGTTCGCAGGGATCTTTCGCAAAAGGATTAAAACTGAAACGAAAGTGCATGAATACTTTTATTTGTAGTACTGAAAGACCTTTTCAATTCGTAGGCAGAATAAACGAGGACGTGAACACATACACACGAAAAGCAAGTACAGGAGATCTTTTCTTGACTATTCCAAATGTTTCAATAGTTCAGAAGCAAACACAAAGTAACAAGGGCGGTATGACTGATATTTACCTGGACAACGGAACTTACGTAAAATCGTTCTATTCGGTTATGTTTCACCCGTCAAGTGTAAAGATTAAAATGATGGGATCTACACACAGAAGGCTGCATCATTCGGTTACTTGGAAAAATACAGTGCCACAAATTGTTGATGAAAAATACAAGAAAGTATTAAGAAAAACCAAACAAGATGCCGAAGTATAACAAAAAGACAGTAAGTAATATTTGTAACCTCATTAAGTCGGACAGTTATACGATAGCTGAAATATGCGTAAACGTCGGAATATCAGAACGTTGCTACTATAATTGGCAAGCAGAAGTTGCAGAATTTGCAGTCGCTATACAAAAGGCGAAAGACGAGTTCATTGAAAAGAATCTTATGGAGTGCGATAGATCCTTGACAAAGTTGATAAAAGGCTACGAGTTCGAGGAAAAGAAAACTGTTACAATTGACGATGGAGCAGGAAGGCCGAAGATAAAAGAACAGACTGTTACGAAAAAACAGATCTCGCCAAATCTTGGTGCAATTATTCATTTCCAAACGAATAAGGATTCACAGAATTGGAAAAATAGGCAATCGGCTGAGGTTACAGGCAAGGACGGAAAAGATCTTATGCCGGCAAGGATATTAACAGCAAAAGAAGCTCAGGAGTTTTTGAGCCAATTGGAAGATGAATGTTGATGTTCGGGATATTGACGTTGCAAAAACATGGTGTCTATCGAGTACGCTAAACTTCACTAGGTATTTTTTTAAACACCGCTTCAATAGAAAGTTTGTAATTGGTGACCACCATAAGGCAATATCAGAACTTTTGGACGATGTTCTTGCTGGGAAGGTAAAGAAGGCCATAATCAATATTTCACCTCGTTACGGCAAGACAGAATTAGCGGTCAAGGCATTTATAGCAGAAGGGTTGGCAATCAATTCAAAAGCAAAGTTCATACATTTATCGTATTCAGATGATTTGGCACGTGATAATTCAATGGGAGTTCAAGAGATTATGAACCTACCAGAATACAAAAGACTTTTTGAAGCCGAGCCAATATCGCACGGAACAAAGAAGTGGTACACAAAAGAGGGTGGAGGTTTGTATGCTGTAAGTTCCGCAGGACAGGTTACAGGATTCGGGGCAGGTTTGGTTGACGAGGACGAGGACGAAGAAAGCAGCCTTGACGAATTTACTTCTGCCATTGGAGCCGATGAAAACTTTGGCGGTGCTATTATTATTGATGATCCAATTAAGCCAGATGATGCTATGTCGTCCACGATCCGTGAGAAGGTAAACAGTAAGTTTGATACGACCATACGAAACCGTGTAAACAGCAGAAATACACCGATCATAATTATTATGCAACGTTTGCACGAGAATGATTTATGTGGCTACTTGATAGGAAAAGAGCCTGGACAATGGACCGTATTATCATTGCCATGTATCTACAATGACGAAAAAGGCGAAGAAACGGCATTATGGCCATTCAAGCATACGTTGGAAGAGTTAAAGCAAGAGCGTGACAACAATCCATATGTTTTTGAAACCCAGTACATGCAGAATCCCAAACCGTTGCAAGGACTTATGTACGAAAATGAATTCAAGACATATTCGGCTATTCCTTACACTTCAAAAATGGTCAAGAAGGCATACGTTGATACGGCTGATACAGGAAAAGATTACTTATGCGCGATATGTTACATTGAAACTGAAACGGCAAACTACATAACCGATGTTTATTATACACAGCAGGCGATGGAAGTAACCGAGCCAAAGACGGCAGAAATGTTAACAAAGCAGGCTATAAAAGAAGCCGTAATCGAAGCCAACAACGGTGGGCGTGGGTTTTCTAGGAGTGTTGAGAACCAATGCCGAATAATGAATAACAATTTGACAAGCTTTCGTACTTTTCATCAAAGCGAGAACAAAGAAGTTCGGATATTTACACACTCGGCAGGAGTTCAAAACATTACGCATTTTCCTGTCGGTTGGGACAAGCTTTGGCCACAGTTTTATCGTGATGTAACGAACTACATGAAAGTAGGTAAAAACGATCATGATGATGCGGTGGATGCACTAACAGGAACATACGAGCGACGAGATACTGGAAGCGTTCAAGATCTTGCAGGATATTTTTAAAAACTTAAAATAAAAATAAATGAAAAAAATTGGTGATAAAATAGAATGCCTACAAGGTGAAAGGTTTTCTCAGTTAATGACAGGCTTCGATTTCGTAAACGCTTCTCAAATACTGATTCTATTATATAAGCAAACTGATTCAAGTGTATCTCTTGCTTTCGTAAAAGTAGCTTCCGAAAGCTATCCAGCGGCAGGGCTAATTACTTTGAATCAAGATAGCAAAATGGTATTTAATATCGACACTACGAATCTTGCTACCGGTAAGTATGATATTGAAGTACGTGTTGATTTCGTTGGAGTTGCGGCACCGATAGTAAAAGACATCGTTGAGTTCCTAGAAATAAAACCTTCAAGAACATGAGTGAAATAATATTTGAATATTCAGAAAACAATTCAATTGAGATCCAGGATTCAACCGTTGTTCCTGAGTTCGACTTTCTTTTTGATTTACAGGGTGCTTCAATTTTTAATAAGTGGATTGAATTGGGCAACGTTGGGGATTACACCGACTTTTTAGAGTGGCTTAAAATAAAAGGTGATACAGGTTCTAGTGCTTATGAAATAGCGTTAGAACTCGGATTCGTAGGAACAGAAGCGCAATGGATCCTATCATTGAAAGGCGAAAAAGGCGACATTGGAGAAACAGGAACACAAGGAACACAAGGAATTCAAGGAGTTCAAGGACTTAAAGGCGAAATTGGATTGACAGGAGAAACTGGACCACAAGGATTGCAAGGAATAAAGGGTGATACAGGTCTGAAAGGTGATACAGGATCTACAGGAGCGACAGGAGCAACAGGATCTCAGGGCATACAAGGTATTCAAGGAGAAACAGGATCACAAGGAATTAAAGGAGACAAAGGCGATACAGGCGACACAGGATCTACAGGAATAACAGGAAAATCGGCTTATGAAGTAGCAGTACAAAATGGATTTGTTGGAACGGAAGCAGATTGGATTGAAAGCATAAAAAATATTGAAGTTGATTATTCACTTGTTACGAGTTTTAGAACATTATACAATTATTAAAAAAGATAAATTATGGGATTAACAGCAGGACAAATACCAGTTTTAGCAAATGTACCAAATAGTGGTGTTGGAGTAGTTACAGGAACAACTATTGGAGCACTAGGATCTGATACAAATGGCGTATTGGTTTATACGGCAGGAAGTTTAGGCGGTAGGGTTTACGCGCTTACAGGAGTTACAAATTCAACTGTAACTGTAAATACATTTGTATATATTTTAAGAGGTTCAACAGTTATTCCTGTCGGATTGGTCAACATTCCATTATCGTCTGGAAATACTCTAGCAGTAAGATATAATGTTGATTATTTGGATGGGGTGAATATACTTGGCTTGCCATTAGATAATACTGGCAAAAGATATATTCCGCTTCAAGGAGGTGATAAACTAAAAGTATCAACACTGATTAATATTGCATCTGGTTCTGCTTGGGTTTCAGCACACGGAGCAGATTATCAAGTATAATAATATATGAGCAACGGTTTAGATAATGGCGCAGTTTATGGCTTGTTAGATAGTTCACTAGTTGGACTATCTAGAGGTCAAATGGGTATGCACGAAATTATTAATGAAACCAATACTTTTATTTTTACCGTTAGAACTACATCAACAAAGACAATTGTTCTTCCACTTGTATCAAATGGAACTTATGCTTTTTGGATTGATTGGGGCGATGGAGTTAAAGATTTTGTAAAGGCTTTTAGCCAAGTATATTCAGGTGAAACAGTTGCTCGTACACACACATATCCTACGGCTTTAAAATTTTATACTATTAAAATAATTGGTACATGCAGAGGTTGGTCATATTTTGGTTTAACTGCTGAGCAGCTAAAAATATTTAAAATTGAAAGATGGGGTTGTTTGGAATTAATAGATGATTTAGCTAACGGTCAACAATTTGGCGGTTGTACTCAATTAGATTTATCAAAAGTTAAAGATACATTAAGAACAAGGTATTTGACTAGTATGTATGGACTATTTTATTTTTACCGAAAAGTTAATATTAATTTAATTAACAATTGGGATGTAAGTCAATTAACTAGTATGAATCAAATGTTTTATGTTACTCTTTTTAATGAACCTATTGGTAATTGGGACGTGAGTAATGTTACAAATATGTTTGGTATGTTTTCTAATAATGATGATTTCAATCAAGACATTGGATCTTGGAATGTGAGCAATGTGAATACTATGGCTCAGATGTTTTTTGATGCAACTAGTTTTAATCAAGACATTGGTTCTTGGGATGTTAGCAATGTGAATACTATGCAAAATATGTTTCAACTAGCAATTAATTTCAATCAAAAAATCGATAATTGGAATGTAAGCAATGTAATAAATATGTCTGGTATGTTTTATCAAAACTTTGCTTTCAATCAAGACATAGGCAATTGGAATGTAGGTTCAGTTACTAATATGGGTTCAATGTTTCAAGCAGCAACTAATTTTAATCAAGATATTGGTGCTTGGAATGTAGGTTCAGTTACTAATATGCCTAATATGTTTCAAGGAGCAACTAATTTTAATCAAGATATTGGTTCTTGGAATATTAGTTCAGTTATATTCATTACAGGTTTTATGTCAACAAAAACACCTACGACATTTTCAGCGGCTAATTTAGATGCAATTTATAATGGTTGGAGTAGCAGACCGTCAAATTCAAATTTAAGTATTTCATTTGGCACTGCAAAATATACATCAGCTTCAAGCGCAGGCAGGGCAATATTAGTAAGTCGTGGATGGACAATAGTTGATGGTGGAATGGTTTAATTTTAAAACAAAAAATATGAATAATTTTTATTTGGCACATAATGGAGTAAATGTATTTCATTATAGTAATCTTCAACAGAATCAGATTGTAACAACAGGGCAACCTTTTCTTGAATATTTCGAAACAGAACAGCAACTGATCGACAGACTTCTTGAACTTGGTCAAGAATTTATTAGTTCAACATCAATAATTAATCAATCGGGTTTATAATTTAACAAAACACGTATCACAGTAATACTAAAACAATAAAAATGGACATAAAAGAATTATTAAATGCCGAATCACTAGACAATAGCAAGGTGATTACAGAGTTAAAATCAAAGCGATATATTCAGGATCCAGACAGCGAAACCTTCAAGAAAAATCTTGATCCATTAAGCCACGATGTTTATGATAGGATAAAAAGACCTGATAAAAAGGTAAAGATTGATAAAGACGATCCTGACTATCAAAACAACGAGGAAAATGTAATTAATGTTACAGGTGGAACTACACCAACAGGGTACAGATATGAGCCTGTGGCACGTGTTGCTTTGGCTATTCAGAAACTAATTGTTAAACGAGCAGTGTCTTTCATTTTTGGCAATCCTGTAACCTTAGATTCGGAAGCAGAATCAGAAAATGAAAAGTCAGTTTTGAAAGCCTTGAAACGTGTAATGTACGACATCAAGGAAAAGTCTTTCAACCGTAAGATTGCAAGAAACCTTTTCAGTTGTACCGAAGTTGCCGAATATTGGTACCCAGTAGAAAGCGACAATTCAACTTATGGTTTTCAAAGTAAATTCAAATTGAGATCCGCAATATTTTCGCCTTTGCTTGGCGATACTCTTTACCCATACTTTGACGAAACAGGAAACATGGTGGCATTTTCACGTGAATTTGCAGTCACTAATTCGAACAGAGTGACTAAGAATTATTTTGAAACCTATACGGACCAGGCACACTATATGTGGGAAAACAGTTCAGAAGGTTATGTTCTTGCCGAAAACTATCCGAAAGAGATCACAATCGGAAAGATTCCTGTCGTATTTGGAAATCAGCCACAGGTTGAATGGGGTGATGTTCAGAATCTTATTGACCGTTTGGAAAAACTACTTTCAAACTTTGCCGATACTAACGATTATCATGCAAGCCCAAAGATCTTTATCAAAGGAAAACTTCTCGGTTTTGCTAAAAAGGGTGAATCAGGCGCGATACTTCAAGGTGACGAAAATTCAAGTGCCGAGTATCTTTCTTGGGCTAATGCTCCAGAAGCAGTAAAGCTTGAAATCAATACGCTTTTGGAAATGATTTACACTATTACTCAAACACCTGATATTTCATTCGATTCTATTAAAGGAATCGGTGCCATTTCGGGAGTTGCTTTGAAACTTCTTTTCATGGATGCTCACTTGAAAGTAGCTGATCATCAAGAAGTCTTTGACGAGTACCTTCAACGACGTATCAATATCATTAAGGCGTTTATTGGAAAGTTCAACACTAAGCTTGCTACTGACGCAGACAACCTAATGGTTGAGCCGATAATAACGCCTTATATGATTGTTGATGAAGCTGCCGAGATTAAGATCTGGACGGATGCCAATGGTGGTCAACCTATCATGTCGCAAAAGGCTTCATTTGAGAAAGCAGGATTGACCAACGATGCCGATGCTGACTTTGCACAGTACAATGAGGAGCAAAATGCCAAAAATAGTTTCACACTAAACGAACCAACACTACCGGCATAATGGCGACACTGAAAGTAAAAATAGTTGAATATCAAGTAGGTGTTGATGTTCTAGGATTTCCGATATATGTTCAGCATTCCATTTACGAAGGATCTGGAACCAGCAAAATAAACGAGAATCCTAAATGTTGGCTTTCAGTAATTTATAAAGAAATAAAACAGCATTAATACTTTGATCCAATTTAAAGTGGTCAAATCTGACCACTTTAAAATATTACTATTTAATGGCTAAAACACCAAAGAAACAAGGCTTTTCAATTCAAGGATTCGATGCCAGTCATATACAGCAAACTGAAGGTTACGTTAAGGCAATTGATGCAATATACAATCAAGCCGTAGCCGAGTATGCGAAAATGGCAGGAAAATTGAATCTTGATCCTTTGAAGCCGTTTTCCTTTGGCGACTATCCAGGAACAAAAGCAAAAGCCGAAGCGATAGTTTCTGAATTGGCCAATAAAATGCAGTCTGTAATAGTTCAAGGAAGTGAAAAACAATGGCTATTTGCTTGTAAAAAGAACGATGCTTTCATTGATTCAATACTAGAAACTTCAAAAGTAAAGAAATCAACTCTTTCAAAGTTCCAAGATAGAAACCTTGATGCGCTTAAAACATTTCAATCAAGAAAAGTTAGCGGTTTGGGTTTATCAGATAGGATTTGGAACTATTCTGGACAGATGAAAACTCAAATGGAAATGGGTATTGATTTAGCACTTGGAGATGGGAAGTCAGCCAACGCACTTTCAAGAGATTTAAAGCAGTATCTAGTAGATCCCGACAAGCTTTTTAGACGTGTACGCGATAAACATGGAGTGCTTCAACTATCTAAGAATGCCAAAGCCTTTCACCCTGGACAAGGTAAATACAGAAGCAGCTACAAGAACGCAATGAGATTAACACGGTCAGAAATAAATATGGCTTATCGTGAATCGGATAATTTGCGTTGGAAGCAACTTAATTTTGTAATAGGTTTTGAAGTAATTCTTTCAAATAATCACCCTGTTTATGACATTTGTGATGTAGTCAAAGGAAAATACCCAAAGGACTTTAAATTCGTAGGCTGGCACCCACAATGTAGGTGCAAGTCTATTCCAATACTTCAAGATCCAAAAGATTTTAATACAGACGAGCTAAACGAATTGAAATCAGCTATCAATGGAACAGAATACACACCATTTCAGTCTGCCAATGCTATAAATGATGTTCCGAAAGGATTTAAAGATTGGATTGCTGAAAATGCTGAACGTTCTAAGGGGTGGAAATCACAGCCGTATTTCATTCGTGATAATTTCAAGGGTGGGAATATCTCTGGTGGACTAAAAGTCGCTACAAAGACAGCAGAACAACTAGCATCAGAACAATTAGCCTTACAATTAGCACAGGCAAAAGCCGAAGCACTAGCAGCAGAGCAAGCAATTGAAGCAGCTAAAGCAAAAGTATTGGCCGATAAAAAGAATTCTGAAATCACTTACGCTAAAAAGAAAATTGCTGAAGCTGAAAGTCTTGGGCTTTCTAGTAAAAACCTTGAAGATCTAAAAGCTGCTATTGAAGACGAAAGTTTGACTTATGCACAGATAGCCGGTAAGTCTAAAAAAATGGTTCAAGAAATAAAGGTCAAAAAACTTATAAATTCAGATCCTTTAAGCAAAGAATCATTACTTCAAACCTACACTAAAACTGAAGTTGACAATCTATTCTCTGCATACGATAATTTCTACAAAAACAAAATAGAGAACACATATTCACTAGGCAGTAAAATAAGCAAGATTGAATACGAGATCGATTGGTTGAAAACAAACGGGAAGTATTCAACTTCGATTGAGTTTGGAAAAATGCTTGAACGTGATCTCGTTTTCTTAAAAGCAGAAATAAAAAATCAATTAGCAAACGAAGCCCTTTTTAGTACTGTTCAAAATGCCAAATCAGTTATTACTAATGCTTCAACTATTGAATTCAAATCAGTTAAAAAGGCAACCGAAGATCTAAACAAAGCACTCGCAAGTAAGAATGTTTCAATAGAAATAATCAACGCAAAAACAGAAAAATTAAATAATGCTATTGCTGATTTCTACACTAAAGAAAGTGCCAAACTCAGCAAGGTTAAGTCAGACTGGTCAAAAGCATCTTATTCTCAACAAAGAAAAGATGCCGCATTATGGGCAAAAGAATCAGCAGAAGCAGACGGCAAACTTCGTGATAATTGTGGAAGGGTTTGGAATGCTTCAACTGATGCCGAAAAAGATGCTGCATATTATTACACGCATACATATAGTTCGATTAATGAGCCGTTACGAGGTGTTACCTATTACGGAAATAAAGACGTATCATTGTCACAATCAAAAGTTCCACATTTAACCTCTATAATTGAAAAATCAAAATACGATTTCGATATGTGGGTTCAACGTGGAGTTGAAAAAGATGGTTTTAAAGGACTTTTTGGCTTTGATCTTAATAGCATAGATGTAGACAAACTTCAATCCATTATTGGGAAGGTAGGAGAAGAAAAAGCGTTCAGTTCGTGCGGTGTTTCAAAAGGAAAAGGATTCAGCCACAAGCCAGTAATCTACAATGTATATTGTCCAAAAGGAACTAAAATGATGTACCTGGAGCCATTCTCACAATTTGGTGAAGGTGTACGAAGTGTTAATTGGAATGGAATTACCAAACAAACTTCATTCAGTAGCGAATCCGAAGTTCTATTACAAAGAAATACCAAATTCAGAATTAACAAAGCTGAGTTTAAGGATGGCAAATACTACATTGATGTTGAAGTTATAGGGCAGTAGAATAATACACTTTTTTATCTTTATTCTCACCACCATATTCAGCATAAAGTTTGAATTTAAAAAGATACACAAGCCAGAGTTCAAACACTGGCTTTTTTATTTTTTCAGATATATAGTCGTGATCTTTTTCTGTAAGTAAAGCCATAAATTGCTTTTCCATATCGTGATCTTTAAAGAAACTATGTATTTCATAAGTTTCTTTTTTAAAAAAAGATGAATCGAATATATATTCGTAAAACCAAAACTTTGCTGAAAGACTATCAGTTTCACTATCAAAAGGATTCTTTTTTTCGCCTTTATAAAACCTGTACATTGTATAATCTTCCATAGTTAAATTTCATTTTAAATTCATTAATAACGTTTTTCATTTCGTCAGTTAAGTAAGTCATTGCCTGATCTTCAATCCATTCCGGTATTTCATAACAAGCTTCCGCTAAAGATCCTGTAATCGCTGCAATAGTATCGCTATCGCCACCAATTGAAACTGCCAAACGAATAGCACTTTCAAAGTCAGTGCTTTCTTTAAGGCATTGAAAAGCATAAGGAACAGAGGTCATGCAGGTTTCGTCAAATATGTTTATTTTTTGTAGAGTTTGGCAGTCATGTTTAAGACTGTAACCAAATGACTGTATTTGTTTAGGCGAGCAAACTATTTCTTTCTTTATTCCTTTTTTAAGCATAAATATGGCCTGTGAAATAGCCTGTGCGCCTTTGATTCCTTCTGGATGACTATGAGTTATTGAAGCCGAGTTTGTAGCATTTAGCTTAGTTGATTCAATGGTATTACTAGCCCATGCAACAGGACTTACACGCATTGCCGAACCATTTCCATAACTGTAATAAGGACCATATTTATCGACTAAAACCCAGGATCTAAAACTCATACCGTAACTACCTTTTGGGTTTGGATATTTTCTACACCATTGTCGCATTATTGTAGCCAAAGGATCTTTGTTTTTAATTAACCAATCAGCAACTGCAACCGTGCAAATACTATCGTCAGTATATGAACAATCTTTATGGAAAAGATCAAATTCAGTTGAGCGATGATTATTAAATTCAAAACGGGATCCTACAATATCACCTATAATTGCACCAATCATAATAGAAAGAAATTTTGTTTGTTAATTGATATATAAATGAATACAAAGGTAAGATATGTATTCAGATAATGAAAGTTTTTTGCTCTTTTACTTAGTAAATCAGCTATTCTAAAAACGAAAGATTCAATTTTATCTCGCATTGTTACAATTTTTTAAGTTTTAAGATTTGAAGTTTTTCTATTCCTAAGCCGTTTTTGATTATACACTTGTCACGTGCTTTTACAGCGTCTATTTCATCGAAATAACTACCACATTCATAGATAACACCTTTGCAAATAATTCTTGAAATATAGACTTGTTTCTGACGGTTCCAGGTAACACCTGTATATTCTTTCGCCATTATTGCTTATTGATTTGATTATAGACACCTTTTGCTTTTTCGATGTCATCTTCACCTTTAATGCTCCACATTCCATAACTGATTCTGCGTGAAAACTTATTTCTTACACTTGTCCTTTCACAAGTTATATTCAAGCCGTGACGAATTCTTAAATCGGCAATCCTTGCCGTTGGGTTCAGCACTCCGGTACTGATTAAAATATCCTTTCTTGAAACACTAACATTGTTAAGAATCTCGTAAAGGACTTCTGCTGTTTGATTGGTTGGGTTTCTCATGATTATTTGGTTTGATTTATTTATTGTTCAATTATTTCTTCGACAATGCTTTTCCATCTATTCGGCAAATCTGTTTGGCTTCGCCACTTTTCAATTCCGATATTTCTAGCCTGAATTATAGCAGCTTCAATTTGAACTTGACTACTATGCCTGTTTACTATTTTAATCACTACTGGATCCATTGCTTTGTATGCCTTTGTTTCTTGAATGAGTTGTTTCATTATGCTAGTTTTTGATTGATTTGAGAAATTATTTTTCTGAAAAGATTTGCATCATAAGGATCTGTTTCAATTTCTTGAAATCCTGTAAGGAAAAGTTCAAGGGTTTCAGCTTCGTGCCATTTAAGAGAAACATCGTGTTTCTTTTTACCGATTGAAAGCTGGCGATTCAAGTTCTTTGCCTTGTTCATTACTTTATCAGCTATGTCCAGCATAATAGTATATGCCGACTTTTTATCTTTTTGCAAGTCATAAGTTGAAATTGAAAATATTGTATTGGTTTTCTTTTCCAAGAACCTTAGTTCGTCTGGGCTAAGTTTGATTTTGATTTTCATTGTTAGTGTATTAGAGTGATACAAATATATACATATTTATTAAGTATATGTATATAAAAGTGTTAAAGTTTTTTACATAACTCGTAGGATCTTAACAGGAGCTGTTCTGTTCCCAGGCTTTCGGTGGATAATGTCTTTTCTGATTATACAGACTTTGTTCTTGAAAGGCTTTCCAATACTTAAATTGAAGCGATAAATTGATTGAATAGTAGTCTTCAATTCGTGTTTAGGTATCTTGTCAAAGATGGCCGTAATAGAACCGAAATAGTGGTTCTCACCTTTTCTTGGTCCTTCGTGAAATTCCACGTGAATTATTGTGTTTTTTGTTTTCATTATTTTAGTATTTTTTTAGTTATTCCCAAGACACTTTCTCGGTTTTTTTGATAGGCTTTAAGCACCATCGTTACTTCATGTGCGTAATGTATGGGAACCTTTGAAACCTCAGCAATGTACTCTGCATAATATCCTTGCACTTCGTCTGTCTGATCCTCTTGAGTTTTAATAAAGTCTTTGTGCATATTTGTGAAAGGCTTTAAGGCTTCAATTGCTGATTTACATTTCTGATACATTGTTTTGTTTACCTGTGAAACCGTAGGAAGCACGCAAGACAGCTTGAAAAGTAATCCAGAGAAGTATTCACCTGCAAGAACACAATTGGTCGTCTGTGAGGCCATTTCTTGCATGAAATCGTGTTCAGTAATCGTATGAACTTCGTGATCTTTGAACCTGTGTTCAATAAGGGCTTCAAGGATTCTTTTGTCACGCTCATAATTTGCGTTAATAACAAAAGTAAAATACGTCTTGCTTCTTGAATTATAAAACTTGCCTTCGTTATTTTTTAGGAAGTAAATTTTTGGTGAGTTGTCCATAACTATTCAGATTTAAGATTTTTGTCATATTGCTTCATTCCATCTTCGAGCCTGATAGCTATAAGGAATTCGTCAAAGAATAGTTTTTCAGTATAAGATAATTCAGCGTAAGGCTTTCCGTTTACAAGCCACTTTCCATTTTCTTTTACTATTTCAATTTTGTCCATTTTATTTTTTGTTTTAAAGGTTGATTAAATATTTCTGCTCTTGGATCAATTACCGAGTTGCAGTAGATCGGTAAATGTTTTGATGGAATCAGCATGTTTAAAAGTATCTTGTTGTTGGTGTTGATTATTTTATGCAGATCCATCTTTTCTGTTTTTTTTAATTTCTTTTTCAAAATCATCAATAACATTCCCTAATTGATAAATTCTTAATATTTTACTAAATGTGCTGTTAAAAAGATTGAATGGATATTCTTTGCCATTTATAATAAAAAACACGTCACCAATTCTATCATGAAATATTTTTACTTTTGGAGTTTTTTTAGTTTTCCAATACTTTTTATTCAAGTTTCTTATTTGCTTCTCAAAATCATCTTTACGATAATGCTCTATGACAAATTCTGCTAAAAAAGGATTATAATTGTCAGTAAATTCACGAAGTACTTCGGTCATTTCTAATTCATTATAATTATCCCAGTTTTTTAAAAGATCATTTATTTTAGATTCTGCCATAATTCCTAAACGTTAAAGATTATTTGAACAAGTATTCTTATTGCAAAATAAGATCCTATTAATACGCCTAATTTAATTTGAGTTGATTTTTTCATGGTTGCGGTTTTAATATTAAAATTTAGTGATTTTTTAGTTTTTTTTTACAAGCTATATTACCAGATCCATCCGTATCTAGTGTCCATTAATTTGATGTAACCTTTACAGCCTTCAATAGTTTCAGGAATATAAGATTCGTTTATTTCTTTTCCATTAAAATACTTGAATCCTGATCTGATTCTTTCTTGAAGTCTTTTTAAGTCTGTTGCTTTTTTTTCTGAAACTTTCATGGTTGAGGTTTTAATTATTGTTATCTGAATTGTATTCTTGTAGATCTTTCAAATATGAAAGGATCTTACAGTCTGTTTGATTACGAAGTGTCTGAGCATTATTTGATGAACTCAATGATGATGTTCCAAAGTTTCCAGAAAGAATTTTCTTTGTTAAATTATCAATATGATGATTTAAAACAGCCGATACATTTACATTTTCCATTTCAGTAAGTATTTGTTGAAGGTATTTTTTACGGCAAATTAATTTGTAAAGTTCATCTGAATAACCCCATTCAAAGTTGTATGTAAAGTCTGTTTCTAACTTATTTTTTGCATGTGTAATATCATTTTCGATGCTTTCTAAAGTTGATTGTAATCTTGTCTGAACTGTTCTTAAATTTTTCATTGTGTTGCGGTTTTAATATTTTTTTATAGATTCAATTTTCGTAACTCTTTCTTTAGATTTTAGAAAATCAACTATTAATTTAAAACTTAGTTTCAAATCGTAGTAATATCCTTTTTCAGAAAGTGATTGAATTATTTCATTATCTATTTCAGTAAGATTCTCGAGATTTAGTTTATTTTTTATTAAAGAAATAAGTTTTTTATATGTTGAAATATAATCTTGAATAAAACTTAATTCTGTATTTTTTTCATGAATACTTAGATAGTATTTTAATACATAATCGTAGTTGTCTTTAAATTGACTGAAGTGAATTGGAATTTCTAAAACAACGCTTGGTATTTCGTTGTTTAGTTTTTTTAAAACTTCTTGACCTGTAATTTCCATTTTTGTTGCGGTATTAAATTAAGTGCGTATCACTCTGATACTTTGCAAATATACATACTTATTTAATACAAATGTATAAAAATGTAAAAAACTTTAAAAAATTAACATTTGACAACTAAAAACAATTGAATAACTATTTTATAAGTGTAATGAAATCAAATGTGTATCACAGTAATACTACATACATTTGTTACCTCTATGATTATAAACAAAAAACATTGAACACATGAAAGAAAAAATTCTCGCATTACTGTTAGCCAAATTTTCAGGCGTGCGAAAAGATGGATTGGCGCAATTAGCATTGGCATTGTCATTGCAAGCTACAACCGACGAAGAAGCGAATGAACTTATTGAAAAATTTACCGCTGATCAGGTAACTAGTTTCGTAAAAGATTTTCGCAAAGATGTGGACAAAGAAGTGTCCGTGGCAAACAAAACATTTGAAACTACCTTAAAGGAAAAGTTTGATTTTACTGAAAAGAAAGGAGACGAGAAAACAGATCCTAATCCAGGCAATCCGAACCCAACCGACATCGCTGCTATTATTGCTGCCGAAATTGCAAAAGCGGTTAATCCGTTACAGCAACAGCTTGCAGGATTTAAAGGTCAGGAAGTTTCAAAAACAAGGCTTCAATCTCTTGAAAGCAAACTCGTAAACGTACCGGAAACATTCAAAGCCCAGAAGTTGAAAGACTTTGGCCGAATGAATTTCGACACAGACGAATCTTTCAATGAATACTTGGAAGAATTTGAAACAGACGTTACAGCTTTTAATCAGGAACTAGCTGACAAAGGGCTTTCTGGACACGGCAAACCATTTATGGGCGGCCAAAATAAAGAAGGGATCTCTTCAAGCGTTGCTTCGTTTATTACAAGCAAAACAGAAGACAACAAAACCTTTACAGGCAAAGAATTGTAAATCATTGTTAAACTAAAAACTTAAAAAGCAAATGGCTTTAAAAATCACAAGAAGCGCAGATAGCAGAGTAATCAAAGCTATCACTAGCCGTGTAGCAGACATTCCAGGAGGTGTAACCGTTTCGGTTGCTGATATTGGTGGTACTGCTCTAAAAGAAGCCACACCGTTGGCTTATAATGTTGCAGATGGATTGTACCACGTGTGCAAGACTGCAAAAATTGTAACTGCTGCAACAAATAGTGCAGTAACTTACGATGTTGAAAAAGGATCTCACTTCAAAGTAGGCGATAGATTCGCTACTGAAGGTGCAAATGGACAGTTAATTACTGCCATCGACAAAACTACTAACACAGACAAAGACGTTATAACTGTTGGAACTACTCTAGGAGTTGTAATAGCATCTGGTGTAGTTGCTTTTGAATCTACTGGTGCAAACAAAGTTTTGGCACATGTTCCTACTGCAATCGCAGGATCTAACTACGACGTTGTTGCAAGTGAAAGCTTGTTCGTTGATGCTTGGTTAATTGCTGTCGTAGAAGCAGGAAATGCTCCGTCTGTAAATGCTACATTAACAGCGACGTTGAAGGGAATTCACTACATCGTTTAATCGTTTAACCATTAAAAACTAAATTATCATGCAAAAATCATTAATGCAAGGGTTGAACGAAAAGGATATGCAAGCGGTTGTTAACACATACGACTTGAAACCTTATTACTACCCAACGTTATTTCCATTAACAGAAACACCGTTTCTAACTTGGAAAATGCTCGAAGGACAATCAGGCTTGAAAATAGCTGCCGACCTTGTGAGTCGTGGATCTACAATCCCGAAAAAAACCCGTGAAGCAATCAGCAGAATCCAGGGTGATATTCCGAAGATCTCTATTTCTCGTGAAAAACTTGAAGACGAGTTAACGGAATACGACATCATGTTGGCTATGGCTAGTACAAACCCTGATTTGAAAGCCTTAGTTGAATTCTGGGCTGAAGATACAGCTTTCGTATGGACAGGTGTTGCAGCTCGTGCTGAATGGATGGCTTTGAAACAAATCTCACTTGGAAAATTGACTTTCACTAACGCGAACAACGCAGGTGTTATCACAGAGTACAACGTGGATTATCAAATCCCAACTACTCAGAAAATTGGTGCCAATGTTATCTGGGACACTGTTGCAAGTGCGAAACCTTTCTCGAAAGATTTTCCTGCTGCCGTTGCTGCTGGTAAACTTGTTGGTGTTACTTACAAGTATGCTTTCATGAACACTGCTACATTAGCTAAATTGGTTCAAACCGACGAAGCAATTAAGTTGTGTGCGTCTTACTTGTCAAACCTTTCCGGTATGGCTCAAACACCTGCTTTGGAAGATGTAAACTCAATGCTTACTCGTAGAGTAGCTTTCAATGGTTTACAAATCATTGAAGTTGACCAGGACATCACAATCGAATTGGCAGATGGTAGCCGTGCTACAGGAAATCCATTCGAAAATGACGTTGTTCTTTTCTCTGAATCTAAAACTCTTGGAAAAACACACTGGAAACGTCCAATCGATATGAACCTTCAAAACTCTTCTGCTATGAAGGTTATGAACGCACATACTTTGATTAAAAAGTATTCCGAAGAAAGCCCAGTAAAAGAAGTTACAGAAGGTATTGCAAACATTTTCCCAGCGTGGAACTTGGCAGGACGTTCAGTATTGCTTCAAACTAGCGCTACAAGCTGGAATAAATAGTAATTGAAAGGGTGTCGAATTCGGCACCCTTTTTAAAACTTTGAACAAGCAATGACAAACTTAGAAGCACTTTCAGCATCATGTAATTATCCAGTCGATACAATTAAACTTCAAAAGATTTTGATTGATAACGGCTTGAATGATTCAGATACCTATACAGGAACAACACAAGCATTTGAATTGGCAACTGCTGCTTTGTACGTTTTGATTGTTAGTTCTGCAAACCTTTCAGAAGGTGATTTTAGTGTTTCGGCTACTGAAAAAAATGCTTTGATTGATCTAGCAGGAGGCATATTTGTAAAGTATGGCATCGAGAATCCTTTGAAGCCACAAGCAACAATTCGCAACCGTTCAAATTACTGGTAAAATGAATCAATATCCACACTTTTTATTTATGAAAAAAGTTGCAGAATCAACGCAAGACGATTCAGGTAATTGGTCAACTGAAAGTGAAAGTTGGGTGTTACATTCTATTTGTCGGGAACAAACAAACGGTAAAGGATCTCTTGTAAATGGTCAGGATGGAAAAGCAATCGTCTTTTCGTCTTTAATTCATTTGCCATTAACGGCAATAAGATTAAGCGAAGGCACAGAAGTACTTGTTTCAGAAACGGATATTTCAACAGGAACAACTAGGATAAAAGGACAGATATTGAAGTACGATGTTGGTCAATTACACAATAGGTTATGGCTTTAATACCACAATTCACACAGGCAGAAATAAAAGCCCGAATTGATAACTTCATTAAGGTAATAGAAAAACGTCAAATACAAAGGCTTCAATACCTTGGGGAACAGTGCGTAAGAAATGCAAGAATGAATGGTGATTATATGGATCAAACAGGAAATCTTCGTTCATCGGTTGGATATATTCTATTTAAAAACGGTATCGCTCTGCATCAATCATTTGAACAGGTAGGTACAGGATCAACAGGAACAAATCAAGGTCGCTCAGTTGCTATAAAGGCAGGTTCAAAGTATAATGAAGGGATTTGTTTAGTTGTAGTTGCTGGAATGAACTACGCGCTTCATGTGGAAGCAAAAGGGCGTGACGTTCTTACATCGACAGAATTATTTGCGAAACAGGAAATGCCAAAAATATTGGCAGAATTAAAAAATAATATCAATTCAGCATTAGAATAAAATGAAACAAACTTTCGACACAGACACTTATTTATTTGGAATACTGAAAGGATCTTCAGAGATAACTTCGGCCATTAACGGTGGTATCTATGCCGGTCAACGTCCTTTGAATTCTAAGCTTGAAGATATTACGATTAATACTATCGCCTTAACGCAGGAATTCGAGCCACAGATAGGCACCTCAAACATCAACATACATGTATCAGATCAGTCTGTTACTATTGGAGGTGTTCAGCAAAAAGTAGCTAACAGAACAAGATTGAAAGCGATTTCACAACTTGTTTTTAATGCTATAAGAGCTGGAAAAATTACAGGAGTTGGTTTCACTATCGAAAATCAAACAATGATTCAAGAGCAGGAAACAACACAACATTATGTAAACATTAGAATTAATTGGTTTATTCATTAACAAAAAAAAATTAAACATTATGGCTTTAATCACTCTAGGATTATCACAAATTAAAGTTGGTCTAGCATCTGCATCAGGCGAAATGCCTACAACTTTGACAAAAATAGGCAAGACATATAAAGATTCTTGCAAATTAGCACAGGCTTCTTCTGATGTTACAGAACATTTTGAAGAAGGTAAAGCGGCACCAGAGGTTCGTAAAAAACAAAAGAAAGTACCTGTATTGACTTTCTCAATTATGGATCCAGATTCTGATCTTTTGACTGACTATGTTGGTGGAACAAATACAGGTGGTATTTGGGGTTTTAACGGTGATGAAACTGTTGAAAACAAAGCAATCAGAATAGAAACAGAACAAGGACATTTTATCGACATTCCGAATGCCGATATTGACGCTGTTGTAAATGCTGAATTCAGCATGAAAGGAATTTTCCTTGTTGACTTTACTGTTACACCTATGGCTGTAACTGCTGGTAAGTCAATATTGGCTTATGACGGAGATTAGTAAATTGAAATTCAATTAGTAATTAAAAGCCTCGGATTGCAAGATTTCGGGGCTTTTTTAAAACAACCGTAACAAAATGAATATAGAGAATACATTGAATTCAGAAAAAAGCGAACTTAACCTACTGATTGACAAAGGAGTTAATTTCGATATTGAAAGAACAATACACCTACGCCAAAATGGAATCCTTGGCATATTTAAAAAGAGATACGCAAAAACAGAAAAGCTAGAGTTTACTATTAAGGAACCAACGCTTTCAACATTAGATCGTTTATCATCGGAACAGATCCAGCTTAAAATCGATGAAGCAATTATGTCTTCTGAATCAGGAGTTCAGGAAGCAAAAAAAATGTCAAATGAATACGGTACCAATTTAGCTAGAATAATTGCACTTGCAGTATTGGGTCAAGATTATATAAAAGCAAAAAAGAAAGGTTCAAAATATAGTTATAAATGTGACGATAAACGTCTTAACGAACTGACTGAACTTTTCTTTCTAAACATAAAACCTTCAAAATTATTGCAGTTGGCTATCCTAGTCAACACAATATCCAATCTTGGGGATTTTACGAACTCTATTCGATTGATGTCCGCAGCGAGGACGACGATGCCGATTCGGGTAGAGGAAAACAACGTGGATTAAACAGTCCGTATGGCCGTAGGGGATCGATTTGCGCTCACTTTGGCTGGACATGGGAATATCTACACAACGGCATATCTTGGGCGATTGTACAGCGAATCATGATCGATTTACCGTCATACGATTATGACGATAAAGACAAAGAGGAAAAGGTGAAATTGAACAAGGAAAACGCAGGAAACATCATGAGCTTTATTAACACAATGGGATAACAAAATGAATACAGATAACGGATCATTAGCATTTGATTTCTATTTAAACAATACAAGACTTCAAACAACTGCACTAGAAGCTGAACGAAGGATAAAAGGATTAACAGATACGGCAATAAGTGAGGGCAAAAGAGCTGAAAGCAGTTTTAATGGCTTTGGTGCTGCGTTAGCTGCTATTGGTGGAACTGCTTTTGTCGGAATGCTAGGGAAGCAAATTTTGACAGTTACAGGTGAATTTCAACAGCTTGATGTTGCTTTTACAACCATGCTTGGAAGTAAGGAAAAGGCTGACAACTTAATGGCTCAAATTGTAGAAACGGCAGCAAGAACACCTTTCACACTTACAGAAGTTGCGCAAGGAGCAAAACAGTTGCTTGCCTATCAGGTAGCTGCTGAAGATGTAAATGAAACCGTTACAAGGCTTGGAAATATAGCAGCAGGTGTTTCTGTTCCTTTAAGCAGACTTATTCTTGTTTACGGTCAGGTAAAGGCAAAAGGCAGATTGATGGGAGATGATTTACGTCAATTCACCGAAGCAGGGCTTCCAATTATAAGTGAACTTGCGAAATCAATGGGAGTTGCTGACAGCGAGATTTCTAAAATGGTTGAAAATGGAAAAATAGGATTCCCAGAGGTTCAAAAAGTAATCCAAAACTTGACTAATGAAGGTGGTATGTTTTTCAATTTAATGGAAAAACAATCATTAACAATTACTGGACAAATCAGCAACCTTAAAGATGCTTTTGACAGAATGCTTAATTCTATCGGTCAAAGCAACGAGGGTATTATTTCTGATGGAATTTCTGGTTTGAATGTTTTAGTAGAAAACTACGAAACCGTAGGAAAAGTGCTTTTTGATTTGGTTGCTATTTATGGAACCTATAAAACGGCAATAATAGTAGCCAATGCAGTTAGCGTACTTCAAAAAGAAATAGCGTTTCAACAGATCCTTGCAAATATTGGAAATACAGGTTCAACAATTACACTTACGACTGCCGAAGGTCTTGCTGCGGTGGTAAAAAGTAGGCTTACGGCAGCTCAATTAGCTTTGAATAGTTCTATGCTTGCCAATCCTTATGCTTTAGCAATAGCTGCTCTTGTAGGTCTTGCAGTAGTCATATATCAAGTTACAACGGCTCAAACAGAAGCAGAAAAAACCCAAGAACGCTATAATGCTGCAATCGAGGAATCAAATAAAAAGATTGACGATGAAAAAAGCAAATCAGCTTCATTAATTTCCATTATAAATGACGAGAGTAACAGTCGTGAATATCGTAATCAAAAACTAAAACAACTGATTGCACTAAGCCCAGAGCATTTAAGTAATCTTACGCTGGAGAATATAAAAACCAATGATGGTAAAGCAGCAATTGATGCTTATATAGTTTCACTCGAAAAAAAGATCAAGATGCAAACTCTTGAATCTGAATTGACAGAAAGTATTAAAAGATCACAAACAGCAGAAGGTGGAAAAGAAAATCTTGATTTTCTTGATAAAACAAAGGCTGCGGCAGGTTCATTTTTTGGTATAAGCGAGGAAGATGATTTGAGAAAGGAATATAGTGCCAAAAATAACAAAGCAGTTATTGATGCTGAAAAGCAACTTCAGAAAAAAATAAAAGCAGAAATTAGTCAGGCAACTGGTAGTAATAAAAATGTAGGAAAAGAAAATGCCGATGTTGTAATTAATGCAAAGTATTGGGAAGAACAAGTAAAAAGCGCAAAGGAATCACTTGACAGTCTAAACACAAACTCAAAAACCTACTCAGGAGACAGAAAAAAACTTCTTGGTGAAATAAGACAAGGCGAAGCGGAACTTAAAAAAATACGTGGTGAAAAGCCAAAGAAAAGCACTATTGTAAAAGACACTAACGATTTTGATCAGGCAAAAATAGATGCACAAAAGAAAGCAATATCCGAAGAACAGTCTATTTTAAGAAAAGGAATTGAAGAGAAAATTCAATTACTAGATATAGATTTAAAGCAACAGGATCTTAGCTATCAAGCTGAACAGGATCTTTTGAAAAAGCGAACAGAAGCTAAAAAGGAATTGATTGATTTCGATCTAAAACAAACTTTGAAAGGAATTGACGAAGAGCAAACAGCTTTTGAAAAAAAGGCTAAAAAAGCAGGTATAAAAAATCCAGACGTTTCTAGTTTCACTTCAATTCGTAAAAGTGCCAATACAAAGTCAGATAATGAAAAAAAGGCACTTGATGTTGTCGATGTAGAAGCAGAAAAGCAAAGACTACAAGCATTACTTAAAGAATTTGAAAGCTTTGAAGCAAGCAGAAAAGCGATAAATGAAAAATATAATAAGGACAGGGAAACCTTAGTTGATTCAAAGAAAATACCTGGTGCAGATTCATCAAAAATAGATTCTTCAATACAAGTATTAGATCAATATAATTCAGATGTAAACGCTGATATTGATGCTCAAATAGCGGAAAAGGAAATAATGTTCAGGGGCTTCATGGATATGATTTCCGCTATGGGATTAAGAGAGGTTGAGAATGCGTTACAAAATGCTAATGATGCAATTAGAAATTCAAATGGAACAGACGAAGAAAAAGCTGTTTTACGAGCTAAATTAAAAGCACTTCAACAAAGACTTAAAGAGGTTTCGACTAACAATGGAAAAGATTCAAAAGCGGATGTAATAACAAATGCTGGGCTTGAAAAATCTAAAAAAACAGTTGACGTACTAAAAGCAGTTAATCAAGAAATTGGACAAGTAATAAATAGTTTTGAAGGAATGGATGATGGAACTAAGTTGGCACTAAATGCCGCTCAGAATATCACAGGAGCGGTTCTTGTAGCTATCTCAGGAATCATTGCACTTTCAAAAGTAGGAGCAGAAGCAATTAAGGGAGTTGAAAGAGCAAGTGTAATACTTGCTATTATTGGAGCTGCAATCGCTGTTGTAACTGCTGTTGTAAACTTAATTGGTGGAAATAAAAACAAAAAAATAGACAGAGAAATTCAGGGCTATACTAACAACGTAGAGCTGCTTACTATTGCTTATGATAATCTTGGAAGGGCTATTGATAAAGCCCTTACAGGCGATAAATTTAAGCTACAAAAGGAAAGCATTGAAAACCTAAAAAAACAACAGCTCGAATATCCTAAAATGATTGAAGCTGAACGAGGAAGAAAGAAAGCAGATGACGGAAAAATAAAAGAATATGAACAAGCTATACGCGATAGTGCAAACGCAATCGAGGACACTATTAATAAAATGCGTGAAGACATTCTTGGAATGGATGTTTCTTCGGCAGCTAAGGATTTAGGTTCTGCGATTATAGATGCTTTCACAGCAGGTGAAGATGCTGCTGCCGCTTGGGGCAAAAAAGTAGATGCGATTGTAGGTGATGTTATTCGTAAAATGCTTATTCAAAAATTAATTGAACAGCCTGTTGGAAGCATCATTAACAAGTATATGGCTAAATGGGTTGATGGAGATGGTAATTTTCTTGGAATTGATTCCGTAATAACCTCAGCAATTGCAATGGGCAATGAATTGACTGCTATTGGCCCAGGATTAAGTGCAGCACTTGGTGCACTTCCAGAAGACATAAAAAAATATATTACTGGAGATGCAGCAGAAGGTTCAAACAGAACCGCGCTTAGCGGAGCAGTTAAAAGTGTTTCAGAGGATACAGCAGGAATCATATCAGGACAAATGAACGCAATGAGGATTAATCAAATAGAATCTATTTCGATCATACGTCAACAGTTGCTTTCACTTAATCAAATTGCTATTAATACTGATAATTTGAATGGCATATTGTCTGCAATGAATACGCTTGTTAATGGTGGTCGAGCACACGGACTTTGGTAAACTTAAAAAACTAAAATTATGAGTATAAGTAGTGAACTTGCTAAACAGGCAAAAATAAAGGGAATTTGCCAAGAGTGGTACTTGATATTAAAAAACGAAAAGGACATCGATAGCCTTCTTGATATGTATATCAAGGGGCTTGATTTCTGCTTGTCGAATAATTACCCTTCAAATGATTATATAAGTAAGAATTTCAAAGGTAAAATGGAATCTCACGGAATTCACCTGAATGAATTTCTTGACATTGTAAACGAGCGAAAAGTAATTGCGCTTGGTAAAACAACAGGAACAGTTAAAATTAAAGATTATGAAGTTTCAGAAATATTCGTAAAAAACAATTCCGAATTAACAATAATGGCAAGTGGAAATTCCTTTGTAATGATCGATATTTTCGATGATTCCAAAGTGATTGTTTTCGCATCAGATGATGCCAAAGTGGTAATTATGAAATACGGTGGCAGAGTGTTACAAGATTCCAAAGATGATTCCTGCATTAAAATAATTGAAAAAAATAAAACAACTTACTGATTATGGCAATTGTATATAAACTTGACGGCATAGATATTAAAACATACGGGGTATATGTTTCTGCTTCCGATGGACTTTTAAGCAGGCCAAAACCAAAAGCAAACCTTCAGGTTGATTGGGCTGATTATAATGGAACCGTTGTAGATCTTACTAAAAGACTATACGAACCACGTGGTATTGAAATTGACTTTTTTATAAAAGGGGATTCACAAGCAGATTTCTTATTAAAGTGCAATACATTTTTATCCTTATTTGATGCCTTAGGAACAAGAAGGCTTGAAGTATTTGTTGAAAATGAAACTACACCAAAGCCATTAGTTTACGAAGTCTATTTGTCAGAAAATGTATCTGTTTCAAAAAAGTGGAGTTCAAATAAAATGGTAGGTACATTTTCACTAAAATTAAAAGAGCCAGAACCGATAAAAAAAGTATTGAAATATATTAGAACAAGTTCAGCAAATAAAACTGTAAGCATAACGGTAACAAGTGCAAAATTGATAAACATTTATTGGGGTGATCTTTCAAAGAGTTACGATGTAAGCGGAACGGCTCAAACAATTACGCATGACTACGCTTCGAATGGAACATTTTACATTGTAATCACAGGAAACATTGACGAGATAACTTCATTAACAACTACAGGAACAGTCGTATGGAACAAATTATAATTACACATCGAAACGGCACTACATTAAAACTTAATTCGAAAGAAAACATTAGTGCAATTAAAAAAGCCACTCAGCAAGTTGAACTTTTGGGCGTTGATGTAGTTGATATTTCAGTCGAATCGGCAAAGAAAATAGATTTCTATATTGGCGATAAAATTACTGTAATAGGTCGCGACTATACTCTTAACACACCAGCAAAAGAAAGAAAGATCTCAGAAAATAGATTTCAATATGATATGCAATTTGAAGGTGTTCAGTATGATTTATTAAGAGCATCATTCAATGTAAATATCGATACAACAAGTAATCAAATTCAAGATATTAATGGTGATGATATTACAGGCGATATTAAAATGTTTCTTGATGTTATTATTGCCAATGCAAATCGTGTTTTCGGAGCAGGAAAATGGCTTGTAGGCAATTATCCATTAAACAGTAAAACATTAAGTCTTACATTTGGAGATTCGGACAATTGTCTTTCTGTTTTACAAAACCTATGCGGCGAAGATAATTTCAATACAGAATTTAATATTGAAATTAACGTATCTGGAATAAGAACAATAAACGTAGGAACTATTGGAAATAATTTCACTAGTACATTAGAATATGGAAAAGGAAAAGGGATCTATGAACTGACACGTGAGAAGGTATCTTCGTCAAATATAATTACAAGGCTGAACTGCTTTGGAAGTTCTAAGAATATCATCACGCCAAAATACCGTGCTTCAAAACTTTGTTTACCTACAAAATCAAAATCAGAAAGTTTTCTTGAAAATACCACAGCAATATCAAATTATGGGATATGGGAAGGTTCAAAGAATTTTGATGATATTTATCCACATCGTACAGGTACAATAACTTCGCTTGGTACAACTGTTTTTGAGTTTATAGATAATTCAATGAATTTCGATTTAAACGAAAAAAATGGTGACGGAACAACAAAGTATTTAATGGAAGGTGCACCTGCAAAAATTAAGTTCAACACAGGTAACCTTGCAGGATATGAATTTGAATTAAATAAATACGAGAATGTTTTAAAAAAGTTTACTATTACAAGTCAAACAGATCAGAACGATTATCTTTTCCCTTCAACAACGACATCAGCTTTTCAGTTTGAAATAGGCGATGAATATGTTATTACAGATATATATATGCCACAAACATATATTGATGCGGCAGAAGCTGAACTAGAAACAAAAGGAGCAGCATATTTGGCAAAGTACAGTCAGCCATTAGTTCAATATGGACTTACTCTTGATAGCAATTATTTTCAAAATCAAGTTGGTGCCGATGCTTTATCAAATATCGTTTGGGTTGGTGATTACATTCCAATTAAGGACACGGATCTTGATGTTGATAAAACTATTCGTGTGAAAGGATTTACACGCGATTTAATGTTCGATTATTCCTATCAGATAACGATTGCAGATCTTTCAATTTCAGTTTCAACTATTACTAGAGTAATTACTGGAATGGCTACTATTGACAAGGTTATTAAAATTAATAATCTAAATGATCCTGCAAGGGCAAGACGTAATTGGAAAGATTCACAAGAGGTTTTGAATATGGTTTTTGATACCGAAGGTGACTTTTATTCAGAAAAAATAAAACCACTTTCAATAGAAACATCAATGCTTTCAGTTGGTGCAAAATCAATGCAGTTTGGATTGCAAGGCACTATTTTTCAGCCTAACTATTTAGGAGCAAAAAATCGTGTAGTATATACCGGTGGAGTTCTGACTCATTATGCTATTGTAGATGCGAATAATGATCCAGCATATTGGAATATAACTGATGGCGATGTTACTATGAATAGTGATACCGCCAGATACGTATATGCTAAATGTTCAAGATCTTCGACTTCGGCTTCGATCTCTTTTAAAACAGATCAATTATCAGTTGATAGCGATGCTGCAAATTATCATTTTCTTATTGGAATACTAAATTCTGTTGATATAAATAACACACGTGCTTTGGCACTTATGTATGGATTCACAACTATAAATGGGCGTTTCATTAAAACAGGTAGGATTCAATCAGCAGATGGAATTACTTATTTTGACTTAGATGCTGGTGAGTTTCAAGGTGTTATTAAATTTACTAGTGGTGTTAATGTAGAAACAGCCGTAAATACAGCACAAACACAAGCAAATAACGCAATTGCAAACGCAGCTACAGCTCAAACTGCTGCAAACAATGCTGCTACTGCTGCAAATTCTGCTCAGACAGCTGCAAATGCTGCTCAGACTTCTGCAAATGCTGCTAACACATTATTGTCTGATATTGCTAGTGATAATAAGTTAACAGCTATTGAAAAGCAACAAACAAAAATGGAATGGGATTCCATAGTAAGTGAGAAAAATAAGAACGATACTCAAGCAGATAGTTTTGAAGTAAGTAAAACAGCTTATGGAACATCTTATTCAGCTTTGAGTACCTACATAACGCCATTATTGGCTGATCTAACAGTAACGAGTGATATAACAGGAACTACTTTCAGAAGTAATTTCAAGGCTTATTACGATGCGAGAACGGATCTTTTAAATTCGATAGCTACTAAGTCAAAAACATTAGCTGATACAGCTCAGACAACTGCTAATAATATACAAATTGGTGGTAGAAATTTATTCAAAAAGACAACTAGTATAATTACCTTAGCAAATAATCCTATTATTCAAAAAGAAGAAAGTCCTGATTCAAAAAATGGGTTTAAATTAACAGGACAAAATGGACTTACAGGTGCCGTTCGTATAGATAACGTAATTGATTCAAACGGTGAATATACTGTAAGTTTTTGGTTAAAATCTAACGGAACTGGAGCACTTAGCGTAAATATGTGCGATATTTCAAATAACAATTCTCAGCCAAATTTCTCTACTTCTTGGCAATATTTTGAGTATAAATTTGTAGTTGATAATTATACATCGGCACTATATAATTTTCTTGATATTGAAAATATTGAATGGCTTTGGTATTGGTTTAAAGATTTTAAAATTGAAAAAGGTAATAAAGCTACAGATTGGACACCAGCACCAGAAGACGTTAATGCAAGTATTGCTACGGCACAAAATGCCGCAAACGACGCAGCAACTGCTGCCGCTAATGCTCAAACTTCTGCCAATACGGCAAATACAGAAATATCAAATATAAGTTCTGACAATATCCTTTCAAAACTTGAAAAAAGCGCAGAAAGAAACCGTTGGAATATAATATCAGCCGAAAAATCTGGTATAAATTCACAGTCAACAACCTTTGGAATTACTACTGAAAACACAACTTACAATACGGCTTTTCAGTCACTTGCTAATTACTTAAATGCCGGTTCAACTTGGAGTACAGGAATACCTTCTTGGATCTCAGATGCTAATTTGTCATCGAATACAACTATTGTAGGTTCAACATATAGAAGTACTTGGGAATCTTTTTATGCTTCTCGTCAAACCTTAATGAATGCAATTTCGGTTAAGGCTAAAACATTGGCAGATAATGCTCAAACTAAGGCAAATTCAGCATTTTCAAATGCTGCTATTGCTCAGACAACAGCAGATAATGCAGCAACATCTGCTTCAAATGCTCAAATTGATGCAGATACTGCCAACTTATTGCTTGTTGATATTGCTAGTGATAATAAACTAACGCCTTCAGAAAAACAAGCATTAAAGCTTGAATGGAATCTAATAACAAATGAGAAACCTAAAAATAATGCACAAGCTATTGTTTTTGGTCTTGTTACAACTGCTTATGATAATAATTACGAGAATTTAAGCACTTATATTACACCATTACTTGCTAATTTAACGACAACAAGCGATATTATAGGAACTACATTAAGAAATAATTTTCAATTATATTATAATTCAAGAGTCGATTTACTGAATGCAATATCTGCTAGGGCTAGAGCGTTAGCAAACACAGCGCAAACTACAGCAAATACTGCATTTTCAAATGCTGCTATTGCTAAGGCAACAGCAGATAATGCAGCAATAGCTGCTTCAAATGCTCAAATTGATGCAGATACCGCCAACGCATTGCTTCTTGATATTGCTAGTGATAATAAACTAACGCCTTTAGAAAAACAAGCATTAAGGCTTGAATGGAATCTAATATTAAATGAGAAACCTAAAAATAATGCACAAGCTAATGTTTTTGGTCTTGTTACAACTGCTTATGATAATAATTACACCAATTTAAGCAATTATATTACACCATTACTTGCTAGTTTAACGACAACAAGTGATATTATAGGAACTACATTAAGAATTACTTTTGCATATTATTATAATTCAAGAGTCGATTTACTAACTGCAATATCTGCTAGGGCTAGAGCGTTAGCAAACACAGCGCAAAGTTCAGCAAATACTGCACAAAGTACAGCAAATACAAAAGCAATACATTTTACAGGAACTTCAAACCCGACACCACCTTATGTTCAAGGGCGTGATATTTGGACTAATGGAGTAGATCTTTATAAATGTGCTGTAACAAGAGGATCAGGAAGCTATATAGCAAATGACTTTGTAAAAGCAACAGGATACGATAATACTAAGACTGTTATTGACGGTGGAATAGTTACATCAGGCACATTACAGGTTGCGGGCGATAGTAATATACTTGCAGGAATAACAGGACAGAATACTGGTTCAGCAGCAGTAAGAATTTGGGCTGGTGCTTCTTTTGCTAACAGAGATTATGCACCTTTTAAAGTTCAGCAAGATGGTAAAGTTTATATGTCAAATGCTGAAATATCAGGAAAAATAACAGCTTCAAGTGGATTTTTAGGCGATTGGAGAATTTCTGGGGGTGGTATTATAAACGATACAACTTCTGCATATATTATAGGAAGGCAATCGGGCATATCAGGTAATTCCGAAGCACGTATAGGAAGCAGTGTACTTTCACCATCTACTGGATTAACTGTTCCAGCATATTTAACGAGTACAATACAAAATTCTTTTGGAGCAAATATTGCTTTAATTGTTGAAGCTGCTAATGGTACTGATAACAAAGCTATACAAGCAACAGGTGATATTGTAATGAATGTTGGGGATTCTATTTCTTCAAAACTGAATTATATGAATCTTTATAATGGATCACCAAACGTAATTAATCTAAGATTTGGGTGGAAGGTTTATTCAAGAAATGTTGCTGGAGGAACACGTGCTTTATATTTACCTTCACTTACAGACACTAGAAGTTATTTAGGGATTGGCGCATTTTATCCAACATCAATTACATTTCATGGTTCTGGAAATACAGAATACTATGTAGCAAAAGGCAATGGATTATTTATTGGTGATGCTATAAAAGCAGGTTCATCTGCCTATCAAACAATAACAAACATCATTAGATATGAATCTGAATATTACGACAAGTTAATAGTAGAAACAACGCTTGGCGTTAACGTTGCTAATGGTGAATCATTTACGGCAATTCATGAATTCGCCGTAGAAATTCTAATAATGCAAGAAGCTATTGCAACTCAATATCCAGTTGATGTATATCCTAATGGGGCTACATTTTACAACAACGCTGGTGTTAGTTTAGCTAACTTGGCAATGGCAAGGGGTGATATTATGAGGGTTTTATGCTATACAAGAAAAAATGTAATGTATTATCAATTAACGGAATATAAACAATCATAAAATATGGAATATTTAGCAAAATATATATCAGAATCTTCGGCAGAAATTATAATAGCACCTGCCAATCCAGTAATCCTTTTGCAGACAGAAAATGAAAAACTTTTACCAAAAAAAGAAAAATTTGTAGAAGAAAATGAAAAACTTGTAGAAGAAAATATAAAACTTTCAGAAGAAAATCAAAAACTTTCAGAAGAAAAGGAAAAACTTTCAGAACAAAAGGGAAAACTTTCACAAGAGGAGGGAAAACTTTCAGAAGAAAATGAAAAACTTTCTCAAGAAAATGAAAAACTTTTACAACTGATTAGCGAAGAAATAGTAACTGAAGAAATAGTAACTGAAGAAATAGTAACTGAAGAAATACTAACTGAAGAAATACTAACTGAAGAAATACTAACTGAAGAAATACTAACTGAAGACGAACAAATATCCATTATAAATGAAGAAATAACAACTGAAGAAATAGTAAGTGAAGAAATAGTAACTGAAGAAATACTAACACAAGCCGAACAAAT